ATTGTCAAAGATGATATGGTCAAGATGCAGATGACACGCGATCAGGCCGAAGCCTTCTGGTGGAAGTATCGTGAGCGTACTGCGCGTCTCGAAGCATGCTTTGAGAACGATGTATGGAATCCAAATCAAACCCCACTATGCGGATGGTGTCAGGTCACCGGATGCGAGTTCAATCCTAAACACTAGGAGGAAGTAATGACACAAGTAAACGGCAAGCGTGACTATAAACACGCGTACAAACTTCAGAAAGCTTCTGGAGAAACCAAGGATCAAGTCGAGCGTCAACGTGCACGCCGTGCCTACGATAAGAAAGGTATCGACCGCGCAGGCAAAGACATCGACCACATCAAACCACTGCGTGCTGGAGGCAAGTCAACCGCTGGTAACACAAGGCTCCGTAGTAAACGCGCCAATCAGAGCGACAACGGAAAATAATAGCTTGGAGAAGCAATGGAAATCGTAGAAGACAAAGCACTTATCTTACGTACAAGGAACCCGCACAAGTACACAATTATCCCAAAGAGCAAGGCCATGCCCCGTGCAGACGGAGGCTACGATGTTGCTGTGTATTGGGGTCTTGATGAAGCGCGGGTCTTGCGTAACTTAGGTGTTAAGGATGTACCATCGCCGATTATTCGGCGCTATGACTGGCCGGGGCGTTACAAGCCCATGGCTCACCAGATCGAGACTGCATCGTTCCTGACGATGTACAGGAGAGCCTTTGTGTTCTCTGAGCCCGGTACTGGCAAAACTTTGTCAGCGCTATGGGCGGCTGACTACCTGATGAAGCTACGCAAGGTGCGTAGGGTTTTGATTCTGTGTCCACTGTCGATCATGCACAGCGCGTGGATGGGCGACATCAACAACAGCATCATTCATCGCTCTGCAGTTATAGCGCACCATGCTCAGGCTAGTCGCCGCATCGAGATGATTCAGCGAGATTACGAAATTGTAATCACAAATTACGAAGGTCTTAATCTGATCGCTGATGAGGTACGTAACGATGGCCGCTTTGACCTTGTGATTGTTGACGAGGCCAACGCCTACAAGACGCCCACAACTCGCAGATGGAAGTCGCTCAACTCCATCCTGACGCCCAACACATACCTGTGGATGATGACCGGCACCCCTGCATCGCAGTCGCCTGTGGATGCGTACGGCCTAGCCAAGCTAGTGAACCCTGATGGTGTGCCTAAGTTCTTTACGGCATGGCGTGACCAAGTGATGAACAAGGTCACTACGTTCAAGTGGGCGCCCAAGTACGATGCCAAGGAGAAAGTACACGAGGCTCTCCAGCCTGCGATACGCTTTACCAAAGCACAGTGCCTTGACTTGCCGCCTGTTATTACCATGACGCGTGAGGTGCAGTTGACCCCACAGCAATCCAAGTACTACTCCATGCTCAAGGAGCGCATGCTGGTGCAAGCCGCAGGGGAAACCATCACGGCAGTCAATGCCGCCGCTGGCGTATCCAAGCTCTTACAGATCAGTTGCGGTGCGGCCTACACAGACGACAAGGAAGTGGTTGAGTTTGATTCAGCGCCTCGCCTTGCGGTACTGGAGGAGATACTGGAGGAGACTGATCGCAAGGTCATCATCTTCGCTCTGTTCCGCAGCACCATCGACACCATCAGCAACTACCTGACCAAGAAGGGTATTGTTAATGAGTGCATCCACGGGGATGTAACGCCTAGCAAGCGTGGACAAACGATCAATCGCTTCCAGACTGAACCCAACCCCCGAGTGCTAGTCATGCAGCCTGCGGCTTCAGCGCACGGCATCACGCTCACTGCGGCTGATACTGTGGTGTTCTATGGGCCACTCATGAGCGTGGAGCAGTACATACAGTGTTGTGCCCGTGCTGACCGCAAGGGGCAGGACTCAGACAAGGTTACTGTGATTCACATTCAGAGTAGCCCGATTGTCAAAGATGATATGGTCAAGATGCAGATGACACGCGATCAGGCCGAAGCCTTCTGGTGGAAGTATCGTGAGCGTACTGCGCGTCTCGAAGCATGCTTTGAGAACGATGTATGGAATC